CGAGAAGGGTCTGAAGAACACCACATGTCCGTACATTGTTACGATTGATAAGACGACCGGCAATGTGTTGTCGATCTACCGTAACTGGGAAGAAAAAGACGAACTGTGCCGCCGTCTTGACCACATCATTGAGTTTACGTTTATCCCCTGGCGCGGAGCGTATGGCATTGGTCTGCCGCACCTAATCGGTGGTCTGTCTGCGGCTTTAACCGGCTCGCTCCGCGCCCTTTTAGACAGCGCCCATATCAACAACAGCGTAACTATGCTGCGGTTGAAGGGGGGAGATCGTGGCGGTCAATCGCTGCGTGTTGACCCGACGCAGATTGCGGAAATCGAAGGCGGCATCAATGTCGATGACATTAAGAAGCTCGCCATGCCGATGCCGTTCAACCCGCCTTCGCCTGTCCTTATGACCCTGATGGGTTTCTTGGCAGACGCGGCCAAGAACGTCATTCGCACCAGCCTAGATGAGACTGCCGACAGCAATTCTAACGCGCCGGTTGGTACGACGATGGCCCGCATTGAGCAGGGCCTTGTGGTGTTCTCTGCGGTTCATGCTCGCTTGCATGAGTCTCAGCACCGCGTTCTGAAAGTCTTATCGCGCATCAACCGCATGTATCTGTCTGAGAAGACGGAGTACGCGGACTACGGCGAGCTGGCGGTTAATCGGTCTGACTATGAAGGCCCCTTGGATTTGATGCCGGTTTCGGACCCGAACATCTTTTCCGAACAACAGCGGTTTGCTCAAGTTCAAGCCATTGCGGCCCGCTCGCAGAACAACCCGTTGTATAACCAGCGTGAGGTTGAAAAGCGCATTCTTTCGACACTGAAGATCCCCAACCCGGATGCGTTGTTGGTTAAAGACACGAAGCCAAAGGAAACCAACGCAGTCAACGAGAACGTGGCTGCGATGATGGGTGGTCCGGTTATCGCGTTCCCAGAGCAAGACCATATCTCTCACTTGCAGGCCCACATTGCCTTTATGAACAATCCTCTCTTCGGCTCGTCTGAGCTGGCGGGGCGTATGTTCATCCCGGCGATGCTAAACCACATCAAGGAGCATCTCAGCTACTGGTATCTGAGCAGCATGTTTGAGATCACCAGCGAAGCGGCTGAAATGGATATCTCTGAGCTTATGTCTGACAAGATTGAAGACAGCGTCGAAATGGACCGTCTGTTTGCAACTGCTACGCCAAATGTCATGCAGCAAGCCCAGCAGGCTTTGGGACAAATGCCGCAGATTATTGGGCAGGCCGTCAAACGTCTGTCTGAGCTGGCTCAACAAAACCAACCGACTGGTCTGGACCCAACGACACAAGCCATCATGGCGGAAACACAACGCAAGGCCCAGTCTGATCAAATGCGGTCGCAGCTTGAATCCAAGCGCATGGAGATTGATACGCAAGCGGCGGCTCAAGACATCCAGCTTGCAGCGCAGAAAGCTGCAATGGATGCCCAGAAGATCCAGGTGGATCAGGCCCTCAAGGCCCAGAAGATCCAGCTCGATGCTCAGGGCAAAATGGCTGATCTTGCCTCGCGTGAACGTATTAACAACGAAGATAACCAGACGGCCAAAGATCTGGCTGCTTTGGAAATTGCTAGCGGCAACAAACTTGCCGTTTCAACCGGCGCTGGGATTAATCCTAGACCCAGGCCTTATTAAGGGAGAACGATGATGGCTGAACAAGCGATTAACCAACACAAGAAGATGGCTATGGGCACAATGCCCAAGACGCTTAACTCGCCTAAAGTTGGCTACAAAAAAGGCGGCGTTGCGATGAAGAAAATGATGAAGGCTTCTGGCCGCAAGAAGTAGGTCAGATGCTAAACCAAGTAGTCAGAGCATTAGAGCAAGAGAAACAAAATCTTGCTCACAGCGCACTTAAAACACCGGCTTCCGATATGTTCCTTCACGGGAAAAATGTTGGTTTGTATGCAGGTCTTCACAAGGCGCTGGAGATAATCAACAACCTTTACCATGACCGTGAGGAGACAAAGCGTGACATTTAAAGTCGCACCAGTCAGTGACAACCAAAAAGTAAGTTGTATTACTGTCGGAGAAACGAAGAAACTTAATTTAAACTTCAAATGGACCAAAGAGCACGACGAGGCTTTCGTCGATGTTGATCCTCTAATCGAGATTTTTGGTTCGAGAATTTTGGTTCAAGTTCGCACTCCAAAACTAAAAACTAAAGGCGGCATTATTCTGACAGAAGATGCCAAAGAAACTGAACAGTGGAATACCCAAGTGGGCCTTGTCCGAGCAATCGGGCCTCTGGCCTTCTGTAACCGCGAAACAATGAAGCCGTGGGTTGAAGGTATTTGGTGCCAACCGGGAGATTTCGTCCGTATGCCTAAGTACGGCGGGGACCGCTGGCAAATCAAAGCTCCAACCGGCGAACCGGCTTTGTTCGTAGTTTTCAATGACCTTGACCTAGCTGGCCGCCTTTTAGGTGATCCGCTGGCCGTCAAAGCGTTTATTTAGGGGTGGGCCATGTCAGACAAAAAAGTTGCCGATGAGAATGGTGGGGATGATGAAGAAGAATATGTTATTGTTGATAAACCCGTTGAAGAGGTTGCTGAAGAAGAGGCCCCCGTTGAAGAAGCTGTCGATGAAGACGAGCGGCTTGCCAACGAAGCGGAAGACGTTGACGATGAGCAAGGTCAGCGGAAACTCAGCACTTCCGAGCAAAATCGCAAACGAAAAGAAAAACGAAGACAAGCCCGTGAACGCGATAAGCAAGAAATTGACCGTCTTCGTTACGAAAATCAAAACTTGGCTCAAAGGCTTACGGGCCTCGAAACCAACTTTGTAAAGCGTGACGCTCAGACTGTTGAAGAGCAGCTTGAACAGACTTCTCGGGATTATCGTTCTGCTGAAGACGTAATTGCCAAAGCCGTCGAGGCTGGCAATGGTCAAGCGGTTGCGGAAGCTCTTAGAATCCGCGACCAGATCATGTCTAAGGCTCAGTCTCTGAATGCTCAAAAGCAGCATATTCAGAACTATCAAGCACCTCGGCAAACCCAAGAGCAGCCTCAATCCTTCCGCCCTGATCCGCTCTTAAAGCGGGCTGCCGAGCAATGGATGGATAAGCACGATTGGTACGACCAAAACAGCAACGAAGATGATGCCTTGGTTGTAAGGACGATTGATGATAAGTTAACAGCAGAAGGCTGGGATCCGCGCACAGAAGAGTACTGGGAAGAGCTTGACTCAAGAGCGAGTAAATATCTTCCACATCGTTATCAAAGGAACTCATCTGTGAGCCAGTCAGCCCCAAAACGCAAAGGTCCCCCGGTGGCGGGATCTGGACGAGAGAATGCTCCTGTTTCCACCCGGCGCGAAGTTTACATCACTCCGGAACGTAAACAGGCAATGGAGGACGCAGGTTACTGGGAAGATCCTGAGAAACGAAAGCGCATGTTAAAGCGTTACGCTGAACAAGATCGAAACAGTAATTAACAGGAGCATCATAATGTCATTAGATAATCGTATTAAAAAAACCGAAGACGCTGGCCGTATGAACAAAGCGATGGAAGATCGCACAGTCACCGAAAGCCGCGTATTTACTGACGACGAACGTGTCGAAATGTTCAGAAATCAGTTTATTCAAGCAGCTCTACCTGACCTACCCCGTATTCCGGGTTTTCACGTTTGCTGGCTAACGACTACCAATCCTCGCGACCCGATTCATGGTCGCATCCGTTTAGGTTATGAGCCGATCAAGCCTGAAGAAATTCATGGCTGGCATATGGCGACACTAAAGACGGGTGAGTATGCGGGCATGGTTGGTGTGAACGAAATGCTGGCGTTCAAGATTCCGGAAAGTCTTTTCCAAAAGATTATGACAGAGTTTCACTACGATGCGCCAAACCGCGAAGAAGGCAAACTGCAAGATACGCTGAATGCCATTCGTGAGCAGGCCAACCGCGCAGGTGGAAGTGTCGAAATGGGTGATGGGTTTGATGAGTTGCAACAACGCACCTCCTCTAGGCCCGTTTTTGAGTCCTAGAGGGTTTATCAACTCAATCCAAAGGAAGACATCTTATGTCTGCAACTAGTGCTCCCTTCGGGTTCCGGCCAGCCTTTAGCCCGACTGGTCTGATTCGCCCGATTGCTGTAATCGATGGCATTGCCAGCGGTTATGCTACAAACATCTTCGCTGGCAACTGCGTAAAACTCAATAATGGTGTTATTGAAGCCGTAACTGCCGGAAGCTCTGACTTCATTGGCGTGTTTGCCGGTTGTTCGTTCACCCCAGTCGGTGGTCGTCCAACGGTTTCGACCTTCTTCCCGGCTCAGGCAACCTACGATGCCGGTACGATGACCGCGTACTACTACTATGACCCGACGATTGTGTACGAAGTACAAGCCGACGGTTCGCTCGCTCAGACTTCGATTGGTGATCAAGCTGACGTAACTAACTTCACCGCTGGCAACACGACCACTGGACTTGGAGCTTCTACCCTCAACTCTTCGTTGGTAGGCTCTGGTTCTCAAGGTCAGTGGCGCATCGTCAATCTGGCTCCAAGCATTGGCCCATCTGGTGTCAACGCATGGGGTGATGCCTACACGGTTGTGCAGGTTCAGATTGCTCGTAGTCAGTATATTGCCAACAAAGTAGCGGTGTAAGGAGTCTAACTCATGGCTGCAAATCCAATGAGGTCAACAGACTTTCGTTCTATTGTAGAACCAATTTTGAACGAAGAGTTTGATGGCGTTTACGATCAACGCGCTGATGAATACGCTCAGGTCTTTAAGACCCAAACGGGCATCCCGCGTAACTACCACGAAGAACCCGTACTGTACGGCTTTGGCGCTGCTCCGGAACTCCCGGACGGCACCCCGGTCACCTATCAGTCGGGCGGTGTGCTGTTCTTGAAGCGTTATCAATACCTTGTGTACGGGCTTGCTTTTGCCCTGACCAAAGTGCTGATCGAGGACGGCGACCACATTCGTATCGGTCAGGTCTACTCGCGCCATCTGGCGCAGTCCCTGATTGAAACGAAAGAAACCCTTGGTGCCAACATCCTGAACCGCGCCTTCACGGGCGGCCAGTTTGCGGGCGGCGACGGCGTTTCGTTGGTTTCGACTTCGCACCCGATTGTTAACGGTACGTTCTCGAACCAGCTCTCGACTGCTGCGAACCTTTCGCAGACTTCCCTTGAGCAGATCCTCATCCAGGTCCGCAACGCTGTTGACAACAATGGCAAGCGTATCCGTTTGAACCCCCTGAAACTTGTTGTCTCTCCGAGCAACGTGTTCCAGGCGGAAGTGCTGCTCAAGTCGGTCCTGCGGGCCGGTACGGCTGACAACGACATCAACCCCATCAAGTCGATGGGTCTGTTGTCGGGTGGTCAGGCGAACCTGTCGCGTCTGACCTCCACCACTGCTTGGTGGGTCCAGACGGACGCTCCGGAAGGCATGAAGCTGATGATGCGCCGTGGCCTCGAAAAGAGCATGGAAGGTGACTTCGAAACCGACTCCATGCGCTATAAGGCAACTGAGCGTTACGCTTTTGGCTTTACCGATCCCCGTACCGTTTTCGGCACGGCGGGCGTGTAGACGAGAGCTTTAACGTCGAGTACTATGAACCCCTCCACTGGGAAACCGGTGGGGGGTTTCTTCCGGGGTATCCCGGTGCATCTGACAGTCCCGGCTGACGACATGCAGACAGATGTGCCTAACTCGCATGTGAGGATATTATAATGGGTACTACCACTTTTTCTGGCCCAGTCGTTTCTAACGCAGGGTTCACCTCTGACGACACTTTAAATGCCACAGATTTGGCAACAGGTGCTTACAACCTTACTGACTTTACTGTTCGCCCCGCTGCGAATTGGTCTGGCACCGTTGCTGCTTTGGTTGGTGCTGCAAATAGTCGCACCGCAGGCGTTACTGGTGGCAACATCTTTGGATGTTATGCCCAAACTTCTTTAGGAAACGCATCCAACACGATTTCCGGATTAAACACCGCCGTGTATGGCGTGGTGGATGTGGGTGCAAGCACCAACACAGGAGCTTGCTACGGTGCAGTTTTCGACTTCACCTCTTTCACAGGTTCAAGAGCTACTCGTCCGACTGCGTTCATCGGTTTTGGTGACGAAGCTCAAAACAGCCTTGGCGTGTTGAATTTGTTTGATGTCGGAACTACAACAAAATCTGTGAGTTCTGGTGCAAGCGGCAACGTAATGTTTTGCACAGCGGCTCCGGGCGCAGTAACGGGTTCACTCCGTATCTTGGTTAATGGAGCTATTCGTTACATTAACTTGTCGTCCGCACAGGTATGATCGAGCAAGACTTTAAAGAACGCTTGGAAGCTTTAGAAGGCCAGCGACGGCAGATGGAAGCAAATCTAAATGCTGTCGCTGGTGCTATTCAAGAGTGTAATTTTTGGTTAAGCAAAATAAACACTCCAGAACTAAAGCAACAAGATAATCCTGAGAATTAATGGGCGGAGGAAAGAATGCGTCCAGTTTATATAACAAATGATGCTGTGGAGATTTCATCTCCTGTAGTCCTGGATATCTACGCTAATCCAGAACATGTTTCTGTTACGGCAACCGTTACAGGATCTAACACTTCAAAAGTCCAATATTCGTTTGATGATCCGTTTGCGACTTACGCTACGGATTACAATACAAACGGAACTTGGATTGATTGCGGTTCCCCGCTGGCATCCATCACGACCGGCACAGCCAGCACCTTTCTCGTAAACAGCTCTACCGGCACGGGTCCTGCCCGTGCGGTGCGGCTAAATACGGGAACCCACTCAAGCGGCTCTGTCGCGATGACTGTAATCCAAAGCGGCATTGCGTAGTGGCTCTTGAACAGGACATGCTTTCCAAAGCCTACGACAATGCAAGTTTGGCGCTTCAGAAAATCGAAGCTCACGAAAAGTTATGTGAGCAACGGTGGCAAGAAGTCATTGCTCAATACAAGCGTGTCGAAAAAGCCTTGAATGAAAACAAAGGTATGTGGGTCAAAGCTGGTTTTTGGTTAGTTGGCCTTCTTTGCTCAATCATTGCTTTTCTCGCAACTAAAGGCAGTTTTGTAGGGCAATAAATGGCTATTATTAGCGGCTGGAATTTTGGAAAGGGCGGATCAACGCTTTACAAAGCCAAAGGTGGTTATTCGACCTCCGCTTGGCAACGTAAAGAGGGTAAGAACCCAGAAGGTGGTCTAAACGCCAAAGGTCGAGCCAGCTATAAGTCAGAAACAGGCGGTACGTTAAAGCCTCCTGTTAGTTCAGAGCAAGCTGCTAAAAGCCCAAAGTCCGCTGCCCGTAGGCGGTCTTTTTGTGCGAGAATGAGTGGTATGCCGGGGCCGATGAAAGATGAACAAGGGAAGCCTACCCGCAAAGCGTTATCGCTGCGGAAGTGGGATTGCAAATAGGAGCTTACGATGGCTGTTAAATATGTAAAAGATTTTGACTTCCCTTCAAGCGCAGGGTTTCACAGCGGTGCCAAGGGCTACGCCAAAGGCGGTGCTGTTAAGGCTCCGACGCGCACCAAATCGACAATGAAACGCGAGATGACTCAGAGCAACAAGCTCTCTGGCAATGGCGCTCTTCCGCGCATTAGCGACATGGATGTTAACAAGCAGTCCGGTGGCGCTGGCAAGAAGCTGATGCCAGGGTACAAAGCGGGTGGTCCCATCAAGGCAGCAAAAGGGTATTTTGTAACTAAGGGTGATAAAATTGCTGCTGAAGTTGAAGAATCAAAGCCGCTTAATCGTTTTAAAAAGTTTGTTAAAGAATCAAATCCGCTTAGTCGCGTTAAGAAATTTGCTGAAAATACTTCTGCCGAAGTTTTAGAAGGATTGAAATCAAAAATTCAAAAGCCCGTCCTAAAAGCGGTTGCAAACGCTGGGCCGAGGATTGCAAAGACGCTCTCTAAGATTCCCAATAAAAAAGCAACAGCCTTGGCTACACTTGCGGCTGGAGCTGGCACAGCGGCTGCATCTTTAATGGGCGATGACGATGAAGCAGACATGGAAATGGAAGATATTCCTGTGAAGGCAATTCGTCGCACTGAAAGTATTCCAGACATGGAAATGGAAGATATTCCTGTGAAGGCAATTCGTCGCACTGAAAGTCTTTCAGCTCCGATGAAGAAAGCTGCTTCTAAGTCGGTTTCTGCTATGGATGCAGTTCTTGCTTATAACAAATTGCACAACAAAGACTTTGACGATGATATGGAACGTCAGATCCGCGACCGTTTTGCTTCGCCGTCTGAAGGCGGCATGAAGAGTGGCGGCAAAGTCAGCAAATACGCTGGCGGTGGAATGGGTCCAATGTCGTCTGCGGAAGACCGTATGAAAGCCAAGCGCGGCATGGACCCGTATGAAGACCGCACTCGCGGCCTTGGTGCGATGACTGATGCTGAAGCTGAAGCTGCAAGCAAAGATCTTCGTCAAAAGTACGGCAAGAAAGAAGACAGGCCGGTTATGCACCCCGGTGGTCGTCAGCGGTTTCTTTTGAACCAAACTGAAAAAGCCCCAATGAAGCGCGGCGGCAAAGCTAAGGCATCAAAGTTAGACATGCAGCAGGACCGCGCCCTCATGGCTCGTCACAACCGATTGATGCACCCTGACCAAAAATCAAAGATGAAGAATGGCGGCAAATCCGTCCCGTCTTACAGCAGCAAGCCTTTGATTAAGAAATCTGGTGGCGGCAGTTATAATTATTAAGGAAAAGCAACATGCCTCTTTCTATGGGCAAGGGCCGTAAAGCAATTTCTGAGAATATTAAGACTGAGATGAAAGCTGGCAAGCCGCAGAAGCAGGCGGTTGCCATTGCTCTTAATGTTG